ACTTTATAGAAAGCTATTACGACAGATATCCTGGTGTAAAAGATTGGCAGGACTCTGTGCAGAAAGAGGCAGAGACTACCATTGACCAGAGAGGTGACAGGGTTGGCGATGAATCAGTACACTCTTGTTACATACCCTCTATCTGGAAAGACCCAGAGACAGGAGAAAGTATTACAAGGTATCGAACTCTCTGTAACATATCAAACTATTCAGGTAAACCTTACGCCCCTCCCACTAAATGTAAGAACTACCCGATTCAAGGGGCAGCGTCAGACATTGTTACTATGATGCTAACCAGACTAACCCGTTTACACGACCCAAGAGTTAGACTTGTCAACAGCGTACACGATAGTTTACTATTTGAGATTGACGACGAAGCCTTGGAGCAGTCGATACCTAAGATACACAGCCAGTTAGAGCAAGTTCCAGAGGTAATACAAAAGGTGTTCAGCGTAACTTCACCTATCCCTTTTCCAGTTGATTACGACTCTGGAAAAACTTTAGCAAAAGTGAAAAATAAAGCTTGACTTGTTAGAATTAGGCGTGTATACTATTAGGTAGACTAAAAATAGTCTTTATATAAGTTAGTTAGGAGGTGCATATGCACACAGTTACAGGCACAATCCAAGTTTTAGGCACAAAAGGAACCAGTTTTAAGCTCGCAGAGCGACCCGATGATTGGTTTAGTGCGTTTAACGGGACGCAATTAGGTGGAGCAAGCGTTGGAGACAAGGTTGGCTTTACATACATAGAGAAAACTAAAGATGACAGAACCTACCTTAATATAAAAGGTAATGTCAGCGTGAAAGAACCAGGAGTTTCCCCTTCTCCTACAAGTTCTGGAACGCAACACACTAGCTTGTCAACTGACAAGGACATAGCTATCGCAAGAGCTGTGGCATTGAAAGCTGCAGTTGAGTCTCACCACAGAGATGATGCGTGGACTCCAGAAGCAATCCTAAAAACCAGTAAGGTTTACGAGGATTACTTAACTGGAAAACTTGCTCAACAAGAAGCAAGCTTACCTAAAGAAGAACTACCCTCTTCTTCTTGGGAAGAAGGTGCTGAGTCTTTGAGAAAGGCAAGTTAGTGTGGGTAATGTACACTTGCTCTTTGATGGCGATATACTCGCATATCGAGCAGGATTCGCAGCAGAGAGAAGAGTGTACTTTGATGGACGGCTCCCTGAAAGGGGAGCCTCTTTCGACTCAAAGAAAGAAGCTTTAAAACACTTACCAGAAGAACACATTGAGTGGGAACGTGAGCTACAGCCAGTAGAACACGCACTAGAAAATTGTAAAAGTTTGATACGAAACATCTCAAACGAGATGTCACTGCACTTTGACGCTAGAGTTAGTTACATTTGTTTCCTAACAGGGAACTCTGAAGTACCAAACTTTAGAAAAGAAATAGACCCAGAATACAAAGCCAACAGAAAAGACGAACACAGACCTACACATCTGCAAGCTATTCAAGATTACATTTTGCAACATCATCAAGGGTACTTTACCCAAGGTTGCGAAGCAGATGATTTCTTTGGACACGCAGCGCAAGACGCGAAAGACAGTGACCAAATACCTGTTATTGTTTCTGTGGATAAAGATTTAAAACAGATACCAGGATACCACTACAACATAGGGACTAGAACTTTGTCATTTGTTGACGAAGAGGAAGCTAGAGCTGTGTTCTGGAGACAGATGCTCGAAGGAGATAAGGTCGATAACATAACAGGCATTAATGGTATAGGAAAAATCAAAGCTGCTAGGTACATACCTATCGGTCAAAGTAATGGGGAATGTCAGAGGGTTGTTGAAGAATTTTACAAGAAGGAATTTCTTGATGGCTGGAAAGAAAAGTTCAACGCGAACTGCGAACTCTTATGGATATGGAAAAAAATCCCAGACGAGTGCCCGTTCAAAGTTGAAGAAGAAGAGAGCAAGGAGAGCGCAGCTACTAGCCCCTTATAAATCTCAATACGAACAAAACGTAGCAGCTAAATTAGAGGAGAAAGGTGTTGCGTTTGAATACGAACCGAAACAAATTAAGTACATTTATCCAACGAAACGGGGCATATGTCAGGCTTGTGGTAGTAACGCTGTTGGCAGGTTGGCTAGTTATACACCTGATTTCTGGCTCCCCGAGCTGGGAATCTGGGTGGAAGCCAAAGGTAAGTGGGACTCCGCAGGAAGAACTAAAATCCTTGCTGTTCTAGCAAGTGACAACGAACTAACCAAAGATAATTTTAAAATGTTATTCATGTACGACAATTGGGTAACTCGCAATAAAACTATGCGATACACAGGTTGGTGTGACAAACAGTTTATTGATTCAGCAGTAGGTGTAGAGATGCCTAAGGAGTGGCTAAAACCATGAAACACGCAATGATACCTGATACTCAGATATTCCCCGAGTCTAAGACAGACCACATTACGGCTGCAGCGCGGTACTTGAAGAAACATAAACCAGAATAAATTATCATTAGTGGTGATTGGTGGGACATGCCCTCCTTGTCTAGCTACGATAAGCCAGGAGATAAAGGGTGGGAATCTAAAGACGTACAGGCAGACCTAGACGTAGGGTGGAGAGAGATGAATAACTTTCTCAAAACTTTGCGAACCCCTAAGTACGACCCAGAGATACATTACTGTTTAGGTAATCACGAACAACGTATTGTCAGAGCGTCTGCTTCTGCGGGCATGCGTATGTTAAACAATTACCTTTCAATCGAAGAACTAATCTTTAATCCTTTATCAGACGTAGGCGTACACACATACGACTTCTTAGAGATTGTAGAGCTAGATGGAATCTGCTACTCGCACTACTTTGTTAATCCATCCAGCCTTATGTCAAACGCTATCGGAGGTTCAATAGAGAACAAGCTAAAGAATCTAGGTCACAGTTTTACAATGGGACACCAGCAAACTAAACAAACAGGAGAGATATACACATGTACTGGTCAACGGAGAAGGGGGCTAGTCTGCGGTCGGTTCTATCAAGACTACCACGAATATCTAGGCCCACAAAAGAATGCACAGAGTTGGTCGGGTATTATGATGAAACACGAAATCAACAACGGGGACTACGACCTGATGGAAGTTTCTATGGAGTACCTACTGAAAGAGTACGGATAACTATGTTAACACACGATGAACTTATGGCAGAGGTAGCCAATACCTATGACCCTGATTTAATTGTGGAAATACTAGAGATTTCTTCTGAAGAATTACTTGAGGCTTTCCAAGAAAAATTTAAGTTAAAACGCAGTAAATTTATAGATGAACCAGAACTAGAAGATGACGAGGTAGAAGAGATATGACCACTACTAAAAAAGTTACTAAGAAAAAAGTACAGCCTGCACCTAAACTGCCAGATAAAGACATAGCTTACCTTGCAGCTACATTTGTAGAGGCTGCTCAGTCTATGTGTACTAAACTAGGCAGAGACATAGACATTGTAGAGTTTCCTAAAACTTACGCTAAAATGAAAAAATTATATGAGGAGCTAGACTAAGTGAATTTATACCAGGAGTATATACATCAATCACGATACTCTCGATACCGTGACGATTTAGGAAGAAGAGAGACTTGGGACGAGACAGTAGACCGCGTAAAAGATTTCTGGCTAAAACGATTGCCTAAGAATACAGGGTGGGGTAGCGGAAAAAAAGACAAACAGCTAGTTAAAGAATTAACAGAAGCTATGGAGGCTGTCCGTAGAATGGAAGTAATGCCTTCAATGCGTGTTATGATGTCAGCAGGAGAGGCGTTAGAGGCTCACAATGTAGCAGGGTACAACTGCGCTTACGTTCCAATAGACAACCAAAAAGTATTTTCAGAGATTGTTTACGTACTTATGTGCGGTACAGGTGTAGGTTTTTCAGTAGAGCGTGAGTACGTTAATAAGTTACCTTCAATATCTCACGAGATAGAAGAAACAGACACCACAATAGTAGTTAAAGATTCTAAGTTAGGGTGGGCTAAAGCTTACCGACAGCTTATCTATTTGTTGTACACAGGTCTAATACCTAAATGGGACTTGTCTCAAATACGACCAGCAGGAGCTAGATTAAAAACATTTGGAGGCAGAGCTTCGGGGCCAGAGCCTTTAAATAATTTATTTTTATACACAGTAGAAACATTTAAGTCTGCTGCAGGCAGACAGCTTACGACTTTGGAGGTGCATGATGTCGTATGTAAGATTGCTGATATCGTGGTTGTTGGAGGGGTTCGTCGTTCTGCTCTTATCTCTCTTAGTAACCTTACTGACGAGCGTTTGCGTGGTGCTAAGGCTTCTCAGTGGTGGCTTCCCATTGAAGAAGGAGGCGCACCGCACAGAGCCTTGGCTAACAACTCGATTGCGTACACTTGCAAGCCAGATGTTAACTCATTTATGCGAGAGATGGTGTCTTTGTTCGAAGACAAGAACGGAGAACGTGGAATCTTTAACAGACAAGCAGCCGTAACTAAGTACATCAATCACCGCAGAGATGAAAACCAAGATTGGGGCTGTAACCCTTGTTCAGAGATACTGTTAAGACCTGCGCAGTTCTGTAACTTAACAGAAGCTATAATCAGACCAGAGGATACAAAAGAAACTTTAATTCAAAAGATTAAACACGCAACCTTCTTAGGTACATTACAGGCTAGTCTAACTGATTTTAAATTTCTGTCGAAAAGGTGGCAGGTTAACTGTGAAGAAGAAGCTTTACTAGGTGTGTCTCTAACAGGGTGTTGTGACCACGACTTACTTAGTGGACAGAAACTATCTGTTGTTCGTACAGACGAGATGATAGATTGGTTAGAAGCTTTACAAAAAGTTTGTGTAGACCACAACAAAATTATTGCTAAG